AACACAGATTCACCAGAATTTGGTGTCAGGTTGATAATCCTGCGACCGTCTTCTTCAAATACTCTTCTGGCTTCAGTATAAGAAATTTCTGATTGAACTAAATCTGGGTTATTCCACTTTGTGCCGATTGGAAAGTAAGTATTACAAAAGTGGTTTACGTCCACTCCAACCACTGTCACTTCCTCATTCGGGTGTCCGTTGTATGTGTACTTGTGGTCTAATCCAACCAACAGCACAGTTTGGAAACCAAGATAGTATGCAATCTGTAATGCTACGTAAGTGACTGTACCACCCTCGTAAATCCATTCCCAAGGTTTCTTACTGAATATGCAATCCTTGTAATCTGACGTCAAAGGTAAAGCGTCTAAGTCAGCTGCATACAAATTCTTGATAAACTTCTGACTCTTTAGTGTTTTGATTCCAGACATAAATTCTGCAATTGCCAAGTCGTTTACGGCAACATAATATGTCGGATCAAACGGTAACTTGAATATACCATTCGTTCCAATGGTCGGGTACTTTGATAAAAATTCTCTTGGTACATAACACAGACTACCACCATTACAGATTATCAAACCTGTCTCACCTTTATGTCTATCCTTTAGTGTAGTCCACCACTCCATTTATTAATCTCCCCACTCCAAACTATTATCAAGAGTTGGAAATAATCTAGCTGCAAATTCGTGTGACACAGAATCTCCACTTCTTGCAACTTCTTCATCCGACCAATCTGTTAAACCACGATATGCACACCAATAACCATTACGAATTACAGCCACTATTTTATAGCCAAATCTGTCACGGTCTGTAAGTTCTTCCGGTGTAATATTGTATGCATTCAAAGTACCTTGAGAATTTTTTATTCTAGTCATTGTTAAATTCTCCATTCATAAAAGCAACAAATACTTCTTCAGCGGTTGGTAATTTGTTCAGTACTACAAACGGTTGTGTTACAGGCACCCAACGTCTGTCTACCATTTTACCGACAACACCTTCATAATACTCAGGTACGCTGTAACCATTCAAACACTTGACCAAATAACTCACACTGAAGTCCCTTGGTATACGTAATTCCACAATACTACCGTGTGCACCTTCTGTAAATTGCACAGACTGCTCTTCCTCAGGGAAGTGAGGTAATCCAGTTGAATACCAAACTATTACCTGGTTTGGTAATGTCACCGTCCATCTGTAAATTCTGAAGTATTCTTCCTCTTCCATAATTTGTCTCCTAACAGTAATCGCAGAGTATTTTCACATCAGGCAATACAGTAGAATGTATGTCAATTGGAGTCTCAGCGTCTACCAATTCGTTATAATGATAATCACAAGCATACTTTCTACCTTCTATGGTAGAACCTTTAGGGACAATCATATGTGTAGCAAAAGATATCTTGGAAATCTGTTCACCAATTTGCTCTTCCGAGGAGGTATTATTACCTAATTTGTCCATACGACGCTCCACGAGGTGCATAGAGGCTTCCACAGAGAGACAGAAGCCAGGTTGTAAGCAGCCACATCTTATACATTCGATTCCCCAACATCAAGTTTGTACCAAGAGACTAGAATGTCCTTCTCAGCTGCATTACTGTCTTCACAAGTAATTTGGTTATCTGGATTGATATCCTGTAAGAGGACGAGAATGTCGGCTTCTTGGATATCCTTCCAATAACCACCCTTACCAAACAGTCGACGGTCATCAACCATTATCGTATCGTGCATACCGTGTCGGTATTTCTTCAATATCTCCAATTCTTGGATAAGAGGTACTGGGTAATTACCAACGACAGCACTTTCTTGGATATGAGCGTCCAACCAGAAGGTAATAGGGTATTTGATAAACTGTAACAAGAAAGGTAATTCCCTTACAGAATCACCTAAATGGATAAACACATTACCAAGGCTGTCAAATTCCTTATCGACAGCACTGTGTAAGGTAGGATCTATCTCAATACTTACGATTTTTGAGAATCCACAGCTTAACGCCAGTTTGACACCACCACCCTTGAAGGTGCCAGTTTCCAAGAAGACAGGATTCATATACTTCTGAAGAGTTTCTTTGCGTAATGTAATTGAAGAATCCATCAACATAATCGTTCTCCCTTGATAATATTATTCATAATAAATACAACTTGTTTAGGGATTATCTTCTTGCCACTCATTCTTTTGGATAACGTTGACTCTGTCTCCAATACTTACACCTGACATGCGGTTTGTCAATTCCTTTACTGCTCTGTCACGCACAGCAGGGTCTGAGATGTTCTTCAAAAGAATATCAGCTACTGTGGCTTGAAGGTACATAGCCTGTGCTGCTGTCAACGTATTGCGATTCTCTATCTTGGAAATCTTCTCAAGCAGTGTACCAATAGCAGCTACTAATTTAGTAGCTCTTGATATTGCGATACCATAATTGTCTTCATCTACATTAGGAAAGTTTTCAAGAAATTCGTGGAATATGGCTCGCATACTAGCAAGTTCGATTGATAAATCTGACAAATCTGAGGAATCACCTGTTAGGAATTCCTCAATCTTGTCCTGAAGTACTGCTCTTGTAACAACTGCATTCTTACCACTTCTTATGCTGGCTGTTATATTAGTATTACCTCCATGTAGACGACAGGCTCCAGTACCATAATGGCTTGTGCCCATACCAGCAGGTCGATTACAGCGCAGTCCTTTGCCTCTATTATCAACACCGTTCAAAGTCCTGAAACAAAGAGCAATTTCTGACCTCTCAGGATCATCGTTGTGGGTAATCCAATAAGTAACACCACCGGGTGTGCCTTGCTCTTCTCGAATTGTTACCTTATCTTTACTAATTGGCATTGGGTTGGAAATCCTTCTCCATTTTCAAGATAACTCTGGCGTCTGGTCTGTCTCTGTTTACGACACCATAAAGAGTGCGACCATCCTTCAATCTTATGCGTATCATGTCTGCCTTGCTTTCCTCAACGAGTTGGTATTTGTTGTTGAGGAAAACTTTCTCTTCAATCTCTTCTTGCAGGATAGTACTTCTCATCACTTACTCCTTGATAATGGTACATATTTTGGTATCAATTTATGTTCATACAAACCTTGGTTTATCTCATTGTAAAGTTTGCTCCACCTTGTTGAGATATATACATATGGATTATCAGCATAAGCTGCAATTTCTGCAAGATTCTCACTAAGAGCATGAGTTACAGCCAAGCCATAAGTAGCTGTCTTGGCTTCTTCTATATAAGACTTACCATAATTGGTAACTGGTATTTGGAAAAGTAAATCACGCATATTAGCATATTGATAATATCGTTGCTTTATGTCTACTGCCCAATACTGTTCTCTGTATTCTGGTTTTAGTGTGAAATCGTCTTGTAACACAGGATTGTCGTCAAGACCGACACCTAATTTATTGATCAGAGCTTCTTGTCTGTGTAACTGTCTCTCAAATTCATGGAATCTGTGGTGCATAACTTCGTGAGCGATTATAGATCTATCAAAGTTTGTAATTTCACCTTCCTTATTCTCAAATCTTACATAAGGTATAGATCCTCTATATAATGTAATTTCACCAGTCTTCTGATTAAAGATAGCTGCTTTTGTGTACCGTTCTCCAGCAACTGTAAATTCATCACCTTCAGAATAATTGAAGATCAATTTATTTCTTGGAAATCCAAATTCATCAGCATATTTTGTTAGTTCAGACTTTAACATAGCTTGTTCTTCAGGATCAAGATAATTTTCTGTGCCTTCAAATCTGACTTCAGCTACCTTCTTTGATGCTGAACCTTCTGGTAACGAACCACCAACTTCACCAGGTCTCCCACGATGACCGAAGTGTCCACTTCCAATTCCACCTTTGAGAACAACAATTACTGGCAAATTTGACTCCATAAATGAGTTTGATAATAGCTATCAGGGAGGTCAGATTACTCCAACCTCCCCACAATCACGAAATTGATTTTGCTTCAAGACTGTACGATTTACCGATCACAGGTAATCCCTTTACTGCAATATGAGTAAGTTTGGAAATACCGAGTGACATAACGTAACTGAGGACATATGTGCCGATCGTAGCAATAGTTAATAGGGTTTGATCAATGCCACTTACATCAAAGGTAGGCAAGAACAGACGTGTGACAAACAGAGCAAGAATCCCAAGCAAGTTGAGACCACCACTCCACTTCACAGCGTCGCCATCCTTGATAAACCCAATCAGTTTGCCGACATTAACCAGTAATGCTACCAACGCAGCAAAGCCAGCTAATGCTATTACTTCCACAACAATTTCATTGAACATACGTACTCCTTTCTCAAGCACAATCTGACTGATAACCAATACAACTTGTTTAGCTTATATGTCACTCTCCTGGAATAGGATGCTTGAGTTCTGGAGCTGAAAACCCTTGTGTCTTTGCCCAATCACTCAACATTTGAATCCACTTAACAAACTCGATAGGTTCTTCAGGCACACTGGGTAAGACAACTATAACATATTCTGGATAGGTTATGTTGATCCACTCATTTAGCAGCTTGGAAATCCTTACAAACTTCTCGTCTCCAATGGTACGTTCTTCGTACACATTAAATTCACCTAAACCAGCATTACGTAAGGCAGAAGCGTGTTTACCTGCTCCTGCTCTTACTGTTAGGTTGGAAATCAATGTTCTTACAAGATAGAGTGGTTTGGCTTCCTCACCACCATAATCATGACTGACCAATAAAGGCTCAGGATCAATTGCACCATAAGCATAACCTCCAGGCACTTGTGGAGCACCAGATGCAAGTCTTATCTCAAAGTGTAAGTGTGGTCCCGTTGAATAACCAGAATATGGATCAGAAGTTGCTCCACCTGTTTTACCAATAAGCTGTTTACCAATTACAATATCGTCAACTTTTACCAAACGTTCAGACAAGTGACCATAGATAAGCGTAATACCATTTGCACACTGTATACGAATCTGACGTCCGTATCCGGTCTCCTCTTTTCTGTCTTCAGAGACAACCACTATACCGTCCATAGTACAGTACACATTACTTCCTACAGGAGTTGCCCAATCAATACCATTGTGTCCTTTGGATTTAGTATACCACTGTGGATTTTCACCAAAGTGTTGCGATATTGTAAATATGCCTTCATCAACAGGATAAAACATTTTCATTGTGTCCTCCACTTCAGAATTTCTCTCTACTATTACGTCAATGTCTTTGGTAATCTCTTTGAGATTTAATGCTCTTGGACCAAGAACTTGCATATAACGTGGTACTTTACCATAAGGTAACATTTCAGCCCAACCACCACTTATCTCATTAAGCAGCTTCACAACCCACGGTTCAATGTCAGACAACTTCTTAATTGTCCTACCACCCGCATACAAATGTTGTGCTAACATAAATTCGTGATTCCAACACCAATCAGGCTTTGCGGGTGCTATGTTCTCTTCCCACCAAGGTCGGAATGTGTAAATTATTGATAATCTGTCAAGTGTTACGTCAATTCTTGTGAGCAATTCGTGTAATTCGTCAGCTTGTTGTTGTGGAGGTTTTATGTTATCCTTCTCCATATCCAATAGGAATGGTAATTCGCCATCCTCTGCAGGATACAAAGACATTATTCTGTCATAATTCTGTATTGGAGACCACTCTGCCTTTGGGAATGCATAAACACCTCTTGGAAATATTCCTAAAGACTTTCCGAATTGCTCATCAAATAGAGGATCTTTGGGATTATCTCCATCAACCAATTTGAACCAAACACCATTTATGTTACCAGCAATGGCTTCATAGTTGATAATCTTGTTAGCTTGCCACAGATCTAGATATACCTTCACGGGATAATCAACTCCTCACAATCAGCAACCTTTACATCCTCCATCTTGACAGGTGTTATGTTTGCTTTCTGTAATTGACCAACCAAAGCATTTATCAAGGCTTGATAATTCTTTATCTGACACTTAAGATAGACAACAGTTTGTTCAGTTTTCTTCTGCATCTGGTTTGTCTTCTTCTGTTCGTCTTGAAGTTTTGTGATATCTTCTCTCAATTCATCAAGAATAGCTTCAAGTTTCTCAGTATAGGTTAGTTCTTCTCCCTTTGCTTGAAATTTCTCTTTATTTATAGTATACTTATCCATTTTCCTAGACTTCAGCCATAAAGCACCAGAAGACAAAAGAGATACTAACAAAAGTATAATCCCTATCCATTCTTTTATAATGCTTACTGTTGTAGTGTTAGATTCCATGATTATCTCCTGTATATGTTTCTTATGTTCGCACCTGTTGCCATTATGACTGTGAATAGTGTGATCAAAATTCTGATAGGAACTGCTCCAAACCAATAATTTTCACTAACACTCATAGGAATAAATGTTCTTATCAATAAATAAGAATAAGTTATGGAAGCTAAACCTAACACAACAGCTGAAGCAATCTTAATCCACGCATAAGAATAATCCTTGTTTAGTTTCAACCATTTTATGGTGTCTAACACACCCTTAACACCAAAGATGACTTATATCCGAAAAAATTAATTCATCAGTCATTTTCTCCTACCTTTCTCATTGATTTCAGAATTCAGCAACAAACCGAACAGTAACTGTTTCTGTGTTTACGCCTCCAGCCTCCCATTTTAAAACAAAACAATCAGAGATAATAGCGACTGGAGCAACTGCATTGAAAAATATATTTACTACTTGTGTATAGAGTACTATTGCTTTTCTTGTATTATAAGCTGCATAAGGATGGATGACAACAGTAGCACCCACCGCAGCGGTGTCTTTTAAATTAAGTAGAAGGAAAAGTCCATTGACCCCAACACCTACCCCATCTATAAATTCAATATCCACATATCCTGCTAGATTAACCGTTGGACTATTTGTAGTAATGGTATCTCCTGATTGCCAAGTTACAGGTACATTCTCAGTTAGAGTAATCGTAGACGTATCATTTGAGGTTAAAATAAGCCCATATTCTCCTCTTGTAATGTTGTGTAACCGTTGTCTGGCTAACAATGTTGCAAGAGGCTTTAAAGATGTTTTGTTACCTGAGACATGAGTGTAGGTTATGACAGCCCCACTTGGAGCTCCATTTATTGTTCCAGTCCATCCGGAACTACCTGCGTTACCAAATCCAAAAACATCAGCTACTCCATAGGCAGGAGTTACCTTTCCATCCCCAACTGCAACAAACGGATCAGCAAGAGTTCCAGCTCCAGTAACTGTAACTCCATCTCCCTGCTGGTCTCCAGTATTTGTACCCGAAGTATTTCCAATAACCGTTTTCTCAGCATCTGTTACATAATTGTCGTCATCTCCCCTGACAGGTTCTAAGTCAGCTAATGCAACACCAGAATCCTTTATCAGCTTACCAGTCAGACCATCAAACAGTGGTAAATTATCACCAACAGCACCTTCCGGACCAACAACATCTCCATCACCAGCTGATGGTGCAACAAACTCCAAACCAGTTTCTCCAACGTTTACCTTGACTAATTTACCACCTTGATCTGTATAAGCTGCAGGTACATCAGCAAGGTCTATGAACGCATCTACACTACCACTACCTCCAAGTGATTTCCAAATCGTACCATTCCACACATAAACTGTGTCTAAGTCTGTATCATAGAAAGTAGCACCAATACCGTCTGTTGGTAAAGAGGCTGCCAAGGCTGTTCGCTCAACAGTAGTACCAATGTACAAATTTCTTGCGTGTGTTCTAAGCATATTAACCTCTAAGTAAATTTACCTTACAAAGAAGAGACAAAGTCACTTTATGTTGATTGTAATTCCAGAAAACACACACACAAATTCCTCAAACTTCTTATTACCAAGAAATTCCTTGACTTCTGGTAATATGGACATCTCGGGTGCCTCGTTCTTTGTTATTTGTGAATTTGTTATGTGCTTCATACGCATATAAGCTATTGTACTTCTGTACAATGTCTTTGCTTGGATTCTGTTTATTTTCAATTTACGTACTAACTCACTTACAATACCACGACTCTTATTATGTATACCATCTCTGGTATGTACATAAATCAATTTAGTAACATTCCCGACAACAGCAGGTTTCAAACTTGGAAACCTATTTATATTCCTGAGTATCAAGTCAGCGACATAACAATCTTCCTCAATATCAGACACATCAAACGTTTGAAGTAATGAAGAATTCTCTATATCTTCTAAGGTAGTAATCTCACAAGCACCTAGTATCTTATCCTTTACGTACTGAGTAGTACAAGAATTACGTATTACGGTTGAGAAGTAAGTGTGTATGTTGGAAATATCATGATTATAATGTTCTAAGGAAGCCATTACCTTCATAAGAGCACTTTGTGTCAAATCTTCTGGAGAATCAGGAGTATATCTACGTGCTATGTACTCTGCTAAAGGTCTTGTCTCCTCAAGAATGCTGTCTAAGGTATCGTTATCACGTGTGTCCAACCATGACTTCACAAGTTCTGCTACTCTCACAGAGTCAAATATTTTCAATTGGAATCCTCTCTTCAAAGACTGTTGGATATCTCATCATCATATTAATTCTTGGTATTTGCAAGTTCGATGTCATATGAGGTAAGGTGTCTAATAAAGATATAAAGGCATTCCTGAGAAAGTAGTTCTTTACCAAATTCTTATCGGCTGGTTTGTAATACTTCAATTCTTCATTTATTGCAAACCTTGCACCAGTCCTGTCTTGTGTTAGATTCATCACCCTATAATTCTTTACAAGTCTCTCATATCCAAATTCTCTTATCCGTTCAGCAGTCTTACCTTTGAATATCCCCTGTTCTATGTCACTAAACAATGCAATTATTGAATCAAATTCGTTAAGTAATTTGGTAGCAGTTACTTCACCCACCTTGTATATTCCAGGTATATTGTCACTTCCATCCCCTTGTAGTGCCTTCCACCAAACAAACTTTGACAACTTTATACCGTACTCTTCTTCGAATTTAGCAACATCGTACAGCACATTCTTAGTAGGACTCAGTACTTTGGTAGTCGGAGACAAAGATTGTAATAAATCCTTGTCACCAGTAACTATAATATTCTCAGTATGTAATGATATCAAAGACGCTTGGTGTAGTAAGTCGTCTGCCTCAATGTAATTTCTCCTGACACTCAGTATTCCCATTCTTGGTAATGTATAGTTATGCAATTCATTCATCTGACGATTGAAGTCAGCACGTTCTTCTGGATCTTCATCCTTATGTCTATTTACTTTATATTCTGGTACAAGGTATCTTCTGAACTTTGGAACTCTGCCATCCCATGCTACAATTATACTGACAGGTTTGTACTTCTTTATAAACGATTCCAAGACCTTGAGAAAACCATAAGTTACTGAGACATCCTGTCCCCTGTTTGACAGTTGGAACACAAATTTACAACGGTATGCAAGATTATTTCCATCTATCAATAATAAAGTATCAGACATACTATCCTATTCGTCAGTAGTTGTGTCTTCTGTCAAATCTTCCGTGTCATCAGTACTGTCAATTATTTGGGAATTGGAAATAAGATCAGCAATCAAATCGTAATTCTTGTCGTAAACAGTCGACCATGTTGACAATTGGAATTTGTCAGGTATACCTTCAATTCTGTACCATGATCCAGATTGTTCTAACAACTTAGCATCCTTCAAATAGTAGAATGATGCCAATTCGTCATCAATTCCGTGACCAAAGAAGATTGGTAATGCGGCACATAAGTAGGGAGGTGCCAATTTATTCTTGATAACTTGTGCTCTAGATTCGATTCCGACTATCTTACCACTCTCTTTGATCTTATGTCCCATCTTCAACTGAATACGTATTGAGGCATAGAATCCTACTGCCTTGCCTCCGAATGTGGTAACATTATCACCGAACATAACACCTATCTTCTCACGGGTTTGGTTGAGAAATAAGACAGCAATATGTTCTTTTGCTAATTGACGAGCAAATTTCCGCAAACCTTGGGATATCAATTGAGCATGACGTCCCATAGAAGCCTTACCGTACTCAGACTCCATCTCAAGATTAGAAGAAGTAGCAGCCACAGAATCCCAAATTATCAACATCTTCGAATCCTTCGATCTTGCTGCCTTTGCCTTTATTGAACTTTCGAACAGGTCAAAGACATCTTCAATTGTGTCTGGTGCTGAGTAGATGAGATTGTCTATATCTACTCCAACAGCTTTCATTATAGCCAGACTGACGGCTGATTCTGTGTCAGCATAAACAACAGGTATAGAATCTTGTTGTGCGATAGCAGCACATTGAGCAGCTATAAGGGACTTACCTGTTGAATTATCACCGTAAATTTCTGTAATTCTTCCATAAGGCAATCCTCCACCCATGATGGTATCCAAAGCCAAACAGCCTGTAGATAACCATTCTGTTACAACACAAGGAGAATTTTCATCAGATAGTAAACTGACATCAAATTTGTGGGACTTCTTAGTGCTCAAATCCTTGAGTATGTTACTTACTAATTCGGTAGGTTCTTTTTTAGTATTCTCTGATTGGTTTGACATTTTCTACCTCACATGTATGTTGTATATCAGCAAATAAATTACCAAGACTTCTTATTTCCTTATCGGACTTTCCTACACTACCTAGATAGGCTGTGAGCATTTCAGCAGGTTTCATCATTGTATCTAAGATTGTACCTCTTTTTGATCCCTGCTCTGTTGCAAGGTCTTCAGGTCTTTTTACAGTAAAACGACTTATCAGAAATACACCTTTATCAAGAAGATAATTCCTTATCTTATCTTCATCTAACGATAAATGTGTTATTGTGTCTGCTGGAGTTATTATGACTCTAACCACTGCACCGTCTAGACTCTTGTGGGTGTCTATCTTATCCAATATTTTATCAGTAGCTTCCTTACCTCTCACATTGTATTCTAATGTATAGAACGGTCTCGCATTGACATCAATAAATTCCCAGGTTACTTTCTTATCGATTATTTCCAATAAGACAAAACCTTTGCTATCCTTCTCTTCACCAAAGTCCACCCTATCTATTGAGCCTGAGTAAACTATTGGAGGCACACCCTCCATATCTTTGGAAATATTCTGATGTTTGTGTATGTGACCAAGTGCTACATAATCCCAGACAGGTAGTACCAGTTCTTCTAATGATACTGCTGCCTCATAAGCACTGACAAGTAACGGACGTTCTGATCCAAATTGACAACCCTCTACTGTGAAGTGACCAAGTAATATTGTTGGTAATGTTTTGTCCACTCTCTTTGCTAATTTCTGTATCCTTGAAGTCGTCTCTTCCTTCAACAATCTTGACATTTCTGTTGTGTCAATTCTTCCTGATGTCTTTAAGTTTATCCAAGATTTGTTCGGATACGGTATAGTTACCACCTGCACAACACCACTCTTAGTTTCGATCTGTAGAATCTCGCAATTCTTTGCTATTACGACATCCTCTACCTCGAGTGTCTTGTAAATTTCCAAGGCTGAAGCTCTGTCACCTCCAGGCATATCATGATTACCGACAAGAAGTATGACAGGACAATGCTTTCTCAATCGTAATATGCGCTTCCCGAATTCATTCACATGAGATTGATTCGGACTGTGTCTATGAAAGGCATCACCAGCAAAGAGAGCTAAATCTATATTCTCTTCGACAGCCATGTCTATCATAGCGTCAAGTGAATCCAACACATCCAGAGTACGTATATTCAATTTCGTATCTGGATCTATGGTTCCGTGAGTGTCTATTCCTACGTGAGTATCTGAGAAGTGGAGTATTTTCATCTTTATCCTAAAGGGTGGCTGAGCTTCTTCTCAACCACCCTTACGAACATCAGGCAACCAATTACCTTCCCGGTCTACGTAAACTCCTGCGTATGGTGCGGATATTTATTTCATCCGCAACTGGATTGGCAGCAGGTGTGTCTTCATCTTCGAGATCATCCTCTTCCTCTTCTTCAGGATCAGGTGCTTTGTGTCTGGTTACAGCACCGACCCTTCCGAGAGGAGTAGCAGCAACTCGTACAACTGATTTACCTTTAGGAAGTCTTGGAGGTCTTACCTCCTCTTCTTCCTCGGCTGCTTCATCCAAGTCTTCATCCGCACCTTCGAATTCACGTTTGAGGCGGTCATAAGGTAGTACATACAACACATGTCCCTTGGCAATTTCAGCGTCTTCTTCCTTGTTGTCAGACACTTCAACTGGAGTAAGATCACGTGCCTTGTCCAGCCATTCCTTCACCTGATCTTCATCATCAGACAAAGGACTGGAATCTCGGCGAGGCTTGACTTGATACTCGGTTTCCAGCTTCTGTCCTTTACGTTCGATGATGATGTCAATACCATCCTTGATATCGAATATGTCACCGTAATCCGGATCACTGATAAGACTTGAGATCTGTGAGAATACCATTACACCAGGAGTGAAAATTTGAGGTCCTACGTTCGGTTGATCTCGATTGATAATATTCATCCAGAATTTACGCTTGACACGCAGTGTGTTCGCGAGAGCGGTTGAAGCCTTGTCACCTGCTCTTTTCAGGTCTTCAATGTAATCACAAATTGGGCAGTCCAGTTCACCTTCACTTGTGAAGTTCGGACAGTAGAAATATTTCTTGTTGTCTGTGCCTGGCATCGTGTGTGTGCCTACTTGTTGATAAAAGAAGGTCATCTCACCAGTTTCAGGCATAATTCTGATAATAGACCTGCCATCCGGAGGAGAGAAGAAGCCACCCCCACCAGAACGCAAATCTACCTTTGATAATTTGTCTCGCAATGCAGCAAGACGATCAGCATTACTTTTTACCATTTTAAACTCCTTCTTGGTTGAATTAAGCAGAGCATGGGATACAATCCTTCGCTCATTCTCTAAGTAATATAACTTGTCAACGTTACTTCTCCGATAAACCCTCTCCTTCTGTGTGAAGACGTCTGCGTGTTATCGTTGACTTAAGTTTCTCTGTCGCTTGCTCGAGGTCAGATTCCTTTGTATGCATACCTTGCATATCATATTCATGTCGTAATTGGGAACCTAACGACTGTAACATCATAGCACGTTGTTCGAACGCTCTTACAATGGCTTTGAGAATGTTAAGGTCATAATCCGCATCCTCTTTTGCTGTCAGAGCTTTGACACATTCTTCATCCCTGATAACCATAGACCTTACGACTGCCTCGGTGTACTTCTTACCATCAAGTTCCAGCTGCTGTCTGTAAGACTCGTCTGCCTGTGCAGTCTCTTGGTCATACAACATGGACTTCAATGCAGAAATTCTATCTGCTTCAGCAGCCAGAATGGCAAAGAAGCCATACATAGAAGCCTGAGACGACATCTCATCAGAGATAAGATTTTGGTCGATCATGAAGAGTTTACCAATATCGAACCTCTTCTTACCCTTCAGAGTTTTTACTACAATGACTGATCCGATTATTTCATCAATTACAGAATTCAGTGGTTCTTCACTTTTTGTTACGTTTGTGCCGTTTGCGGGTTGGTTTGTCATTCCTATTCTCCTTGATATAAACTTCTGTTACAAAATATGCAGATACTTCTCTATTGTTTATCGGTTCATTCCCAATAATTCTTGTGAACGTCAATTTGAAATTCTTATAATGCCAACGAGCAACAAGACCAGTTGAATTTCTACCAACGACTGTTATTCTGTACGGTCTACCATAAGTCTCTAACACAAGGTCAGAGTGCAATCCCATCAATTCTTCAGCAGTTGGTACTTTATCTACCATCAACTAACTCCTTGCCAGAGTAACACCTGTCTGGTTTTGATACTTACCCTTCTTATCTGCATAAGACACGTTACAGACTTTCTCTGCTCGTAAGAATATAACTTGTGCAATACCCTCTCCTGCATAAACCTTGACGGCTATAGGAGTCGTATTGGAAATCTCAATTGTAACTTGTCCTTCCCACTCAGGTTCAAGTGCTGTAAGATTGACCACTAGACCACATCTAGCGTAACTACTTTTACCAAGTACAATGGTAATAATATCCCTTGGTATCTTGAAATACTCTACAGAGTACGCAAGCACGAACGAATTTGGTGGGATTAGGCAAGTATCTCCCTCTAATGTCTCAAGAAAGTTAGCATAATCTCTTTTAGGATCAATTATACCACCCTCAGGTTTTCGTGTGAATATCTTGAAAATATTACCTAAAGTCAAATCATAACCGTACGATGACACACCGTTGGACAATTTACCTTCAACATTACTATTGAAGAAAGGATCAATCATGCCTTTCTTGGCAAGTTCAATGATAGTACTATCCGGCAACACCATGAGCATTCTCCTTAATCCAATCTTCTAATTTAATCTTGTTACCATAATGAGATCCTATCTCCGCATCAGCTTTGAGAGGACAAATCAACCAACTGAAATCTATTTTCGGCATATAGATACCTGCCCAATAGATTACATTCTCCATAATTTCCTTGAACAATTCAGCAACTTCAACAACAACTTCCTTCTTACAGTCAATAACAACTGAGTCATAAACCGTGTTAATCAAGAATATCTTTGTCATATCCATCCCACGCTTTACCATTTCCTTACGTGCTATTATGGCTGAGATAAACAGTATGTCAGATGCTGCTGATTGTATAGGCATATTAACAGACGACCGTTCGTCAGCAGCCTTTGCTGGAGAATCATCAGCACCTCTTATGTAAGTGTAATATCTCCTTCTACCGAACGGACTTTCGGAATATCCTGTCTTACGTGCAGATTTTATGGTATTTTGGATATACTCTGCAATTTGTGGGAATTCGTTGAAGTAGTCTTCAAACAACTGCTCAGCTTTCTTCATAGGAATTCTGTATCTTGTGTGTAAAGTACTAGCTGTGCCGTCGAAGATGATTGTCCAATTGACACGCTTGTAATAATATCGTGTCTCTTTGTCAATCTTATCATAATCTATACCAGTAACCATAGAAGACACAGCTGTGTGAATATCTCTACCACTCCTAAAAGCATCTAACATAGGCTCACACTCAGCTACAGAAGAGATTACCCTCAACTCCATTGCAGACTCGTCAAGAGACAACAACACACCATCTTTACCAAACCTTGAAGTAAATATGTTCTTTATTGGTAAATACTCAAGAAGAGTTCCAGGC